TATCAGTCAATCCAACCAATCGGATGACATTATTTTTTCTTTTTCTACAACGGTCAAGATCTTCCCTAAAAACTCGCCAAGCTTTCGAACCTTCCATCTGGAAAAAGCCCCATTTAAAACGGTGTGCAAAAACGGTGCTATAACTTAAATTCAGGAGGTCGGCGACCTCCTTTATCGTTAACGTGCGCTCGGATTTTGTTGTATTTTCCTCGGTAATCACAAATCCCCCTCTTTCACAAACACACCATCAATCATACGTCCTTTGCGGTCTTTAATTTCATCCCAAGCGGCTTGCACGCAATCTGTTAACATTAAATAATATTTTCTGCTAATTAATTTTAGTGATAAGTAAGGCCATCCAAATATAGCATCAGCTTTTGTCTGAATTTCTAGGTTTTGACCCATTAATTTACTTGCGAGCATACCAAGACTAACGACTGTTTCTGCGATAATTTCTTCAACGCCTAATTCAAAAACATGTTGGAATGAATTTAGATCACTAATTTTTTCGAAGGATGAATCTAGATCACTAATTTTTTCTAAAACACTATCAATATGATTTTGCTTAGCCAAAATCACCATCACCACAAAACAATCCCCAATGCTATCCTTAATTACATCTGGTTTATTTTTTTCTACGCCACTGCATAGCTCACCAAATTCTTCCATTAATTTAATGAATTGTTTTTGCGGCGTTGAACCTTCAATCAAATTGCGATCTTCTGCCCATTGTTCGATGTTTTTAATAAGTTGTTGTAAACCTGCCATTTTTCTTTCCTTTCAATCTCTACGTTTAATCACATTAGGTACTTCCACAATTAGGACTCGCTCAGGTGGAATTTTTAAATATTTTCTGTAATGGTCTGCGATTTCTTCTGCTTCGCTATAAGTCACGGTTGTTCGACTTTCTCTCCCAACTTGCCATTCTCTAGCAAATTCACACTCCAGCACCACGTATCGCTTACCATCAATTAACTGAATATTGGTCATGGTGTTTTCCTTAATCCTGTGGAACATTTTCAATCTTTACCCATTTAGGTTCATTTCTATGAGAACCAACAACATTTAACCATCTACGCCATAATGTCCCGTCATTGCATATTTTAAAATCAATCATCATTTTTATATCCTTTTTAAATTTTTACAAATAACATCCAATGAGTGTTGTTTAACCTTCCTGACTTATGACCAATAATTGGATTTATGCCAATAATAGACAAAATCTCTTTTACTGTAATTTGAGTTTCGGCCCATTTAAAAATTAGACTCCCTCCGTCATCTAATACCCTCATGCACTCGTCAAAACCTCTTTTTAATTGAGTTCGCCAATCCTCATTTAATCGACCGTATTTTTGGATAATCCAGCCCTTATCACCGCCCTTAATCAAGTGCGGTGGGTCAAAAATAACGCACTTAAATGATTTGTCTGGGTATGGCATATCTGTAAAATCATGTATGACATCCGGCTCAATTTTTAATAATCGACCGTCACACAAAGTACCTTCAAAAGTTCGGTTGTCAGCAAATAAAACATTGGCATTTTGTTTATCAAAATGAAACATCCGACTACCGCAGCATGCATCTAAAATTAGTTTTTCCATTTTTAACCTCTTTTTTGATTAATTACCCCTAAAATCCCCTAAAATCCCCCAAGCTCTCGCCCCAACCAAAGGCTTGAGCCAACGGAATTTTTTCTTCTTTAATGAAAACTTCATCGTTTTCACAACAAATCCACCGATAGTCATTAAGCCGTAACCGTCCATGGCGCATTAAAAGGTCAATTTGTGACGGTTTTAATGGCGAACCAATAGGCAACATCAATAAACTAGCTTGTTGTTCAATTTTTGAACGGTTACAGTTATTGACACAAGTCCAAGCGGCGCGATGCGCCTTGTTTGTTTCGGTGGACTCCGAATGAAGTGCGGTGGAACCCAACGCACTTTTCGCTGATTTAATCACCCAGTTTTTTAATTTGGTGATGATTTTCTTTTCTGTGAATCTGTTTTTTACCCCCACAATTTTCTTGCGAATCTCCCCGTATTTATTCGGTTCGCATTCTTCATACTCAATACAAATTGGTTGATCACAACGTTTTGTCATTGCGCCACCCTGCACTTTTAAATAACTACCAAAGCAACTCACATCAGCCACCGTACGACCAATATCCAATACTTCATCGTCCGCAACGGCTGCCATAGCATCATCAATTTTGCGAAGTTCACGCCAAGTCGAAATTGGCGGTGTGCCGTAAAACTGGAATTGACGAATGCCCCAAAGATTTGCCCACGCACTCACACGTTGCACGTTTTCAAGTAATGTCAGATTTTCTACTTCATCGGACATTTCTTTGCCTTGCTTACCTGCATAGATATTCTTGGCGATGTATTTCGCCACATAGCCAATGGCAGAACCTTTGGTTGGATCAATTTCTTCTACTTTGAAACGGTATTTTTTTGCCCCAAATTCATCGCCATCTAATTCCAACGCTTTCTTGCGGAATAGATGAATAACGTCATCTTTATGTTCAGGCTTTACATACATCAGCAAGTGCCAATGCGGTGTACCATCGTGATGCGGTTCAACGCCACGAAAGCCAAAAAAACCGATTCCACGTTTGGCAAACTGTGCACGCAACTGCGCCCACACTTTATTTAAGTAACGTTGCGTATCACGAGGGCTTGCGCCTTGCCATTTTTTATTGTTTTTGCCTGTTTCATGCGTCGCGTGAAAAGAGGATGGGGCAGTCAGCGTAAGAAAGAGTGACACAAATGAATTTTCTATCGCCCATTCATCAATACCACGCAAGCGGTTCATGGTTTCCTGGAAACGGATAGCAGGATTTGCCACCGATTTTTTCCACATTTCAATCAACGGCATTTGTTCGGTGCTATCGTCTAGATTTTCCAACACCATTTGTTGCAGATATTCGAGGTTATCTGCACGTTGCGCACGGTAATCATTAAATGCGGTTTGAGAAACATAAGGACTCACTTTTGCCGATACTGCACCACAGCCGATCTCTACATGTTCTTTCAATCTTTTTTGTGCCGTAGTAAGTTGGCGTTTCCAGTGTTTTGGGCAAACTGATTTATTGAGATCAACCTCAATGTCATGCACATCTAAGAAACGGTTATCTTGATAAGCGAACCAGTGTTTTAACGGAAAACCAATATCTGCACACACTTCGCCTACTAAGCGATAAAGGTCACGAGAAAGTGCGGTGAAATCATCAAGAGATATTTCCCCACGTGCTTTCCGCTCGGCTTGTTCGGTAACAAAATCGGACTGTAATTTCGTAAACAACATGGCTAATTTGTCTGCCATTTCTTTTAGCTGATGTTCACCTAATAAATAAAACGGAAAGTTAGCCGCCTTTTTGCCTTTAGAAAGTGCGACCACTTGTGAATGTGTATCACGGTCAATCAACCAATCAAAGCTAACGTGATAATGTTGAAAAACGGCTTTCAAGCGATTGGTGAGGATTTCACGCAAATAGGTATTCGCATACGCCGCCTGTTTATTACCGAATTTAAACCCGATAGAACCATCATCTTTCACGCCATTGAACGCACGCAACCACACATGGCGAAAATGCTCACGTTGGCGTTTGCGAGGGAGCGCAGAAAGCAGTTTTTCAACATAATCAAACTGGTGTGGCGCAACAGAAAACAATTCCATTTGCGCCGATGTCGCTTGAGCAGTATCGAAAGTGCGGTCAAATTTCACCGCACTTTGCATCATCACTGCACGTGCATCTGCCATCGCTTGCTCACGTTTGGCAAGATTGGCATTGCACTCAAGTTCCCAGTTCATCATCAAGCATCCTTACATTGCCGTATTGGCTAAATATTCACTGTGATATTCAAAATATTCTTTGATTTTGTTGTTGGTCGAACTCACTGCACTGAGTAATTCTTCCAAGCTCAACATTTCATATTGGGCCAAGTCATAACGGCGTACTTCTTCAATCGCACCCCAAATTGTGTTGTGTAAATTGCCCACCGTTCTTGTTTTTTGTTTGCCATACCAACTATCTTGATCGCCCATCACTTCAACTACTTGAAAGCGGGTGCCGATGGGTAAAATTTCTAGCGTTGCGCCACAATCTAGAGCGATACAAATATTGTTTTCCATTATTCTTTTTCTCCTTTACCAACGGCTATCTAGCACGTCCACAATAAACTCAATTAATCCCATTACCGTCATAGCCACGCCAAGAGCAGCAAACACCACCACGAAAAACATCACTAAACAACTTGTCATTTTCTTTTTTCTCTCCAGTCCGCCCATTCGGCGTGTTTTTTCATTAATTCTCGTTTCGCTTGAATTGCAATATCGCCCAAACGGATATATTCACTAAATGCCGTATTCGCTGATTGTTCATCGCCCTTATCTAAGTGGTAGAAATAAGCAAACAATTGTTCTTGCGCATTATCTAGCTTGTGATAAACATCTTTTGCACAAAAAGACAAAGCACCACGGCTTAAAATTATTGCTGCCATTTGTTATTCCTCTGATGATTGATTAATGAGTAAAAACTCTTTTTTTGTTACTACAGGGGGTAACATCCGACGACGTAAGCTAGCCAAGTTTTCAAAAAATGCTGAAATTTTTAATTGCCCTTCTAATGTAAAATCTCTTAATCTAGACTTTTTATAAGGATTGATTTGGTCTGACGTAAGTAATTGATTTGCACCAAAGATTGCATTGCTTGCTAACTTAAGCATTAAGTCCTTATCTTCATTTGATGCATTGTCAAAATAATATTCCACTCGGTATTTACCGTTTCTTACTGAAGATAGTAGTTCTTCAAAAGAGCGTATTTTTTCGACAGTGACGTTATTTATACGGCACCATTTTTCAGCGGCAGACTCCGTTTCATCTTCAAAGCAATAAGGCATTAAGGCCATCACTCACCCCCATTCATTTATTTACGGAACCACCGTGCAACGCGTTGGAAAATACTTTGTTCACGTGCCCACTGTTCTTCTTCAAGTAACGCAATGCGATCACTCAGTGACTCATTCAGCAAAACTTGCTGTGCATTCACACCTGCTTGGTGGGAAATCGCTCGTTGCAACAGTTGAATGTTGCGAGCCTGTTCTTGCACGGTTTTATTTAACAGCCACACATTCACACAGCTACGCGGCGTGTTTTTTTCTTTGCTGTACACATATTTTTTGCTTGCCATTTGCTCAAACTCCTAAATTTTGGTTGCAAAAATCCTGTCGAATGAATTTCTTCAAACGACGGTGGTTAAAAATTGTTTGGATTAAAAATAGATAGGGTTATTTGTTCCCAGGCCAGTCATTCCAATCTGCAAAAATATCAATTTGCCTTTCGTCAGCATTTTTCTTTTTGCTTTCATTAGGAAAGTCCGACCAAGTGAGCGATTCCAAATTGAGAGATTTATGTAAATCATAAACTTCATCAAAATTAATGGTTATCTTGCCAAGCATATTCAAACAGTTTGGGCAATACACAATCGCTTTCTTTAATGTCGGCGTAATTTGAGTTGATGTTCTCGTACTGGTACGTTTTTTACACTTTGGACATAACACTTCAACAGCCATATCACACACCTTCTTCTGTCCTATACTCTCCACATTCCCCAATATGGATTGCACGGTTATTAAAATTAAAAGATAATCAACACTATAAAGAACGACACCATTGAAAATAACGCCACGAGGTATGCCATGCTGACTCGATTTTTACGATTTCTCATATTTATCCTTAACTGGTCTATTGTTGCTGGAATCGTTTGGCTTAATTTCATCTTATTAAGTAACAATCCCACTCTTACCCTGCTTGATTACACCTTTAACCCACGCCAACTGTGTTTTTTAAATGCGTTGTTAATGGGTTTATTCACTTACAAAGAACGCCACTGCATAAAACAAGAAATCATTCGTTTCGTTCATTGGTTTAAAAATCTTTAATTCCCTTCAAACACCTGTTTCAGACTTTCGTAAATTGTTGGCCAATCTACATCGGGTCTTAGTTCGGTTGGGTTTACTTCAAAATTTGTGGCGTGGATGATGTGAGAAATATGCGTAACGTCCATATTTGTGCCATTTAGCCATTTAAAAACTGTCGGTTGGCTTACATTGCAAGCTTTTGCAACAACTGCTTGGCTACCACAAATCTTTACTGCAGTTTTTATCCCTTTATTCACATCCATACCTTTTGTTATTGAAACTATAAAAATAATAATAGCTAAAGTTATAGTTGTCAATAGCTAATAGTTTGTTTATTTTTATAACTTAAGTTATATACTTAATAACAAGGAGAAATATTATGACAACTTTAGCTGAACGCCTTACCTCAATCATGTCCGAAAAAGGCTTGTCTCAAGCTGAATTAGCTAGAATGACAGGGCTTAAACAACCTTCTGTTTTTAAAATTGTTAGTGGGCAAACTTTAAACCCAAAAAATATCGTTGAGATTGCGACCGCACTTGGTGTGGATGTGAATTGGTTAAAAACTGGAGAAGGGGAGCCAATCGCTCAAGGTTCGATTATTTCTTCTTTAGTGAGTACAGACAGCGACGAACATCATCGTTTTCGTGTTGATTATCTTGATGTACAAGCGGCAGCGGGTCATTCAGGGATTGAAAATGCAGACTATCCTGAAGTGATTCAGTCTATTTATTTTTCCAAGGAAGGATTATTAGAGATCGTGGGTAAAAGTACCAATGATGGTATCAGCCTTATTAATGTGCCGACTGATAGTATGGTGCCAACCATCAATAAAGGCGACATTGTTTTTGTTGATACCAAAATCAATTATTACACTGGCGAGGGCGTGTATTTCTTTTTGCTCAACGGCGGTGCTTACATTAAACGTTTGATGAAATTACCCACTGGGGTTTACCGAGCCATATCCGATAACAGTGTTTATCCTGATTTTGATATATCAGACGAGTTATTTGATACCGCTGTAATTATCGGTAAATTTATTAAAGTGCTACCGATTAATCCGAAGGATTTGTAGGGGAGATACCGCAATGAAAAAACTATTCGCTTTAACATTATGTGCAATGGCTGTGGTGGGGTGTAAAACCGAGATTGAAAAAGATGTGTCATTAAAAAATTTACTTAATGAGCCAATAAAAACAGAAACTGCATTATTGAATATTGAGATTCCTGCCTGTAGCTCCCACGAAGATAGCCGAAATCCTTCTGATAGTCTAATCAGAATCCAACAAACGATCCCTTCAGTATTTACTAAAGCTAAATATAAAGAATGTTTTAAGAAAAAATTTGATTCTTTCGCTAGTTTTGAAATTCCTATTGGTGTAGGTGCTGTCCTTGAAAAACCAAATTTTGAAAATGAAATTAATATTTATAGCGTTGGTAATAGAAAACTAAATGTAAGAACCGACCAAAATTTAGCAAAAAGAATTCGTGATTTTGTGAAGTCTGAACATATTTCTGATTTAGAAATGATTGTTTCGTTAAATATAGTAAATGATACCGAGCAAGAGCAATCTTTTGCCGTGTTGTCATCTTATCTTGATGGTCTCCCTCTTTCTTATTTTTCTAGTATTTCTTACAAGCCAGGAGATAAATTCAATATTCGCTTATCTAATGTGGCTGCGGATATGTTATGGAAAAATGAAAATCAAAAGTTGAATTACACAACAATTCTAACAACGCCATTCAAAGTAGATGAAATAACAAAATAATGAACTTAATAAGGAGTTTTTATGAAAAAAATTATCTTAATTTTAACCGCACTTTCCCTTGCCGTATCACCTGCAGTGTTTGCTAAGGCGCACAAAAAATCAAATTCTGAATCAGAACAGCAATTTAGTTGTAATGATGGAAAGCGAGTATGTGGAGATATGGAAAGTTGCGATGATGCAATGTTTCATCTTAAACAATGTGGTATGAAAAAGCTTGATCGCGATCGTGATGGCGTGCCTTGTGAGAGTATTTGTGGGTAGGAGGTAAAAATGGGATTTAGTGCAACAGACATAATTGAAGCTTCAGAAAAAGCATTAAATAGTGAAACGCCTGAAATTAAAAAACTCGCTGGTAAAGTTGTTGATGTAGGCGAAATCGTAATTGATACAGTTAAAACAGTTCTTTTACCTATTGTGGCTGTCAATTACTATGCGAAAAAGGCTGAAGTTTATTTCAAAGATTCTTTTGAGAAGGATATTTTAGAAAGAACAAAAAATATTCCTCCTGAAAATATTCGATTGCCTAAGGGTAATATTTCCAAAAATGCAATGAATAATTTGGCTATGGTATTAGATCAGGAACGTTTAAAAGAGATGTTTTTAAACTTACTTGCAAAATCTATGGATGACAGGGAAGATGATACATTATATCCAGCATTTGCTAATACCATTGATAAACTTACTCAAGAAAGCGCGAGATTATTTATAAAGTTCGCAATGGAAAATCTTGATTATTCGCCATTGGATCATCATTCTCCATATTATATTAATAGTATAGAGAGTCTTGTTATTAACCCTAGTTCTAAGGAAAGCATACTTATAAAAAAATCAATCTTAGAGCTTTGGGTTAATCTAGGGCTAATTGTTATGAATGAAAGGATCGAGCCTATTCAAGATACGATACAGGATTTAGGTGGAAATATTAGAATGTCTCCACTTGTTGGGATAAAGAAAAATTTCTCATTGTTTGATGTTGCAATTACTGATTTTGGGAAAGAATTTATTAAAACAGTAATGGACTAAGATGTAAGATAAGCGGCCAATTAATAGCCGCTTTATTTTTTCTCTTTTTTTACTTCCACTTCATCTTCTTCCACTTTCAGTTCACATTCAATTTGACTGGTAAATCCGCTGTCTGAAAGATTGTGTGTCACTTTGGTGATTAGCCAATTTGTTGCATCAATTTCTCCTTTAAAGCCTGAAAGCTCAATCGGCGTTTCCGGCATAAAATCAGGTTCGCCAAAGGCGAGATTAAGGCTAAAGGTTGCTACGCCACGTTTTATCTTATCAAAGGCGGATTTGGCGGCAGTGATGGCGGTTCTTTCGCTTGCATAGGTGTGGCGGAGTGATTTTATTTGTGCATTATCACTGGTGATAGGCTCTTGTTGCTCAATAGTGTTGTATTTGCGTTTGCTTAATCGTCTGCCTTTCACTGTGCCATTTTTCAGCGTTCTGCCTTTCGTCATATGCTGTTTTTTCACTATCTTGGTGTTTTCATCCACCGTAATCTCGCCACGTTTGCCAGTGTCCGTATCATGCCAATACGCCCGCACGGCTTTGTAGTTTTCGCTTTCTGCAATGGAGAAAGTGTAGCTGTCACCACTTTTGCGGGTGATTTTGCGCAGTGGAATCGGCTTGCCTGTGGCGGTTTTGCCTTGTCCTAACGGCATAAATAATAGCGTGCCATTTTTAACCGTGCACATCGCCCCGTGCTCTTCTGCCAGTCGGCTTAATAGATTAATGTCGCTTTCGTTGGTTTGGTCGATGTGCGCAATAAAGGTGTTAGCCAGTTTTTTCTCACAGTGGCTTTTGAGTTGGTTTTCTTTGGCGATAGTGTCAATGATTTCGCCTAACGTTTTTTTATCAAATGACCGCTCTTTTTGTTCGGAAAATGAGCCTTTTAAATCAGCCGCTCTTGCTCTGATGATTAATCGGTCTGCTGATCCTGCATCACCTGAAAATTGCACTTCATCCACGGAATATTGCCCTTTGTCAATCAGCGGTTTGCCTTTCCAACCAAGTGCAAGGCTGATTGTGGCATTGCGTGGCGGTAAGGCAAGTTTGCCATCATGATCGGATAATTCTAGGTCGAGTGTATCCGCCTCTAAGCCTCGATTATCTGTTAAAGACAAACTAATTAAACGGCTCGAAATCACTTGTGTGATGTCTTGCTGTTTTTTGTCTTTCGTGGTGATCTGGACCTTAAAAGCGGGCGTGCGGTGATTGTCGTTAAGATTTAAATCAAACATTAAAGGCTACTCATTAAACTCTCTGCAATGGCGATTAACATTGGGTCATCGGTGCGTTTTAGGCTCATGCTGAAATCAATCGCACGAGGTGCACCATCGCCAAAAAATTCTGTTCGGGTTTCTTGCACTCTTTCGATTACAAAAAAACCGATGATTTCAAAGGTTGCACCGTCAATCAGTGGAAAGGCACCGCCACTGTCTGCCATTAATTCCAGCGCTTTAATTGAAAATCTACCGCCAGTGATTTCTGGGATTAATCTGCCACTAATCGTCACGGTTTCGCTTTCTTTGCCAGTGAACTGTGTTTTTGGCATTGCCCCGACAATGGCATTGGTTGGATGTCGCCAATTTGATGTGCGGTCTAAACTTTGAAAAGGCACGGTTTGCCGTGTAAAAACGAACATACCCAATGTGGCAAGTGCGAAGTTTTGGAACATTATTCGCCTTCCGTAACGTTGACGTTCATTACCACCAATAAAACATCAATAAAAATAATCCAACCCCACCCGTTAATGTTGTGATACATCAAAAACGTAGCGCACCCTGTGACGGCGATGATTGATAAAAAATGGAAAAATAAGATTAAAATTGATTTCATGTTCTATCCTAAAGAAAAGTGCTGTCAAAAAATCCCATGATTTCTGACCGCACTTGGTGAATTAGCGAAAGAGAAATGCAATGCCGAAAATCACAAGCAACCAAAAAACAACAAGTGAGATTAACAGCCCACGCCATACAATATGCCGTGGCATATTTAATAAATAATCAATCAGTTTCTGTTTCATTTCGTTCTCTTGCTTTTTCTCGCCATTGCATTAATTCGGAAAATGTCATTTGCTCAAAGGCTTGTGGTTGCCAGTGGAAGATGATGGCAATGTCTGCCATGGCATCTTCCACTGTGGCGGCAATCATTACTCGGTCGCTTCGGTTGCCACTTCCGAGTTCTTCCCTAAAAAACCGACAGCCGCCGCAGCAAGCTCGGTGAAATCTGCGACTTCCATTGTGGCAAAGTCTGCTTTGTGCAGTACTGGCGATGTCACGCGTGGCAATAACACTTGTAATGCGTCCACATCCATTTGCAACACATCAAACATTTTTAAGCCTTTTAATGCGGGCACAGTCGGTTTATTGACGGTGATTTCCGTGATTTGGTTTTCGCCACGAGTAATAGGGTTGGTTAAGGTGATGATTTTGGTGTTTTCTGTTTTCATTTTATGTTTCCTTTAAAATCCCTCTTTTTTGTAAAGAGGGGAGGGGATTTAATAAAAGCCCCTTTCGGGGCAAGGTGTGTGAATTAAATGCCGATTGCTGCGCGATGTTCTGCGAGACGATCAACCCCACCGACAATGAAAACGGAATTGATTAAGTCAATTTCTACAAGGTCTTTGCCGTTTTCGATGATTTTGTAGTAGGTTAATGGCACGGTGTAGCTTTGTTCTGTATCATCGCCCGATTTGCTTGTGCCGTTGTCAATCTCGCCGAAACGACCGCGCATGACCAGTTCGATTGAAACCACTTCTTCGGTGTCATCTTGTTGATAGGCTCCCGCAAAACGTAATGCTGTGCCGTCAATTTTTCCGCCAAATTCTTTGATAAGTTCGGTCATATAACCGCCCATCTTGAATTGCGCTTCCAAGCCTTCTACCCCTAAATTCACTTTTACTGGACCAAACATGCCGCCTGCTCGGTATTCTTCCAGTTTCATCGCTAATTTAGGTTGGGTGATTTCGGTGACTTGGCCACGGTAAGAATTACCGTCAGCCAAAAAATTCATTAATTTGAGTTTACGAGGTAATGCCATTTTTTACGCTCCTACTTTTGCAATGTTTGCGGCAAATTCCACAAGGTATTCATCGCTGATGTATTGGTTGAAACCAAGTTGTTCTAACGGTGGAACAGGGCAGTAGTCATAAGACACAAGCAATTTTGCATCTTTTAAGGTTGCGGCAGTGTTTAAATTGGCATTGATAAATGCTTTACCACCGATTAAATAGCCTTGCGCCACATATTCACGCCATTTTGCGTTGATTGCTTCCACGATTTCTTTTACCAGATTCACAGAAATGTCTTTATCCATCGCCCAGTCAAAGGATTGTGCAATAGTGTCTTTCAACACTTGTGCGGTGCGAGTGTAGTTTTCGTAGATAAATAATTTGTCAGCCGAACGAGTGCGTAATCCCCAGAACTTAAAGCCATTGTGGTTTACACAACAGGTAATGCCTTGTTCATTGAGATAGTTCACGTCTGTTGCACTGTCGTTAATATCGAAAGAAAGCGGCTTGGTGACACCTGTCACGCCAGTTAAACCTTTGTTTGAAATGGAGGTATGCCAGCCGTATTCTTTGTCTTGATATGCACGCATTGAGGCAGCACGAACAACGGCATAATCCACTTCAGTTTGTTTGGTGTTTGGGTTAAACGATAAGAAATCACCGAAAATCAGCATTAATTCACGTTGTGAGAAATTGCGACCATATGTCACCGCTTCTTCTTTGGTTTTTGCTGTGCCACAAGAGGCATACACAAAGCCATTGAGTTTTTTCGCTACGCTTAAAAGCTCGGTGGTCACATCTTGGCTATCATATTTCGGGATGCAGAAAATACGTGGTTTAACGCCACAAACTGCAGCAGACACGAGGAACGCTTTTAAGCCAGTGTAATTGCCTTCGTTATCTACGGTTCCGATCACATTGGCTTTCATGGTGCTTTCATCATCGTTTTCTTCTACTCGAATGACGACAACTTTACAATTCACAATGTCCGCAATGCCATCTAATGCACGAGATAACGTGCCTTTTTTACCTGCTTTAGCTTGCATTTCAGCGGTGATACCAGTTAAAAGAGTGGGTTTGTTCAGTGGGAAAACCGATGCGTCTGCATCTGGTGCGGTTGCCACTAAACCGATAACTGCGGTGGATGATGTGGTGAGTGTTCGCAAGGCTTCGGAAATTTCCGTCACCTTGACCCCATGGAGATATTCATCAGTCATAATTTTAGCCCTATGGTTTCTATGGTTTGAAAAGATGTGGCTATTTTGTAAGGATTTAAAATCGAGGGGTAGCGCTTGGCGTTGTGATATTTAAACTAACAAAGGGCGGTTAGGTCGAGTCGGACGGATAAAAACGGCGGAATTACCCGCCGCTTGTCTATTTTTGAAAGATTACAGCTAACTGGTTTGGGCTAAATCGCCAACCTTCATCGCTGTTATAAATTGCGTTAAAGCACCATTCGCTACAAAAATATTTTGAGCGTTTTTGCTTAATGCCAAGCACAATCCCTAACGCGCCCCACCAGTCGTATTTACAACCTAAAGTGCGGTCAAAATAGGCTTTGATTTGTTCTTCAGCCACACCATCAAGCGGAATTAAATCCCATTTTGTGCTATCGCTTACATCAATCTGTTTGCAACGCACCCCTCCATCTTGCACGCTGGATGAGTAGCAATCGAACACCGTTTGATGCTCATAATGATGCCCATTGCCAAACTCAATACGCTCAATGGCAATCTCGCAGTGCGAGTATTTGCCCTTTGTGCAAAATCGAGTAATGCGGTCGGAGATTGCTTTAACTGGCTCTTTGCGCCAGTCTCGTTTGTGTTTGTACATCGCCAAATAAACCTTAGCCATTTTGATATGCCTCCATCAAGTTATCCATTTGTTTGATAATGTCATCATGG